ACTTTCACATTTACTTCTAAACACTTTTATACCAAAATTTGCATTAGGTTTTCGAAGTGGTTTTAATTGTCTTTCTTCTTTCTTAAATGTTCTAATTCCAAAAAGATTATTCGCCTCTACCGCAAATCGACTAGTACCATAATCACTTTCTACGATAGCTTGAGCGATGATCATTTCGTCAGGTATTTTTTGATTTTTAGGAATAAATTGATTATGATAATCTATACATCTTTGAAGCTCAACAATAAATTCTCTATTGTTTTTATACTGAAAGGCGGGTTCTTTTAAAGTCGCTGAAAAGTTTAAATAAATAAAAATAGTCAGCCATAGTAGTATATGGATATAGACTAAACCGTGTGAATAAAGAGCTTTAAATGAGCTTTTTTTCATAGAATTTCGTATTATTTTAAATATTAGAATTTTTAAGTATACAACTAATGTATAGTAAATTCAGTTTCAAAGTTCTCTACATATTTAGGAACTTCTTTTAGATAAGGTACAATTTCTAAATCTATAAACTCAAAGTTTTTCATTTTAGCTTTTAGAAAATTAAACATTCTATAACTCCTAGGAAAGAATGGATCATTATCAAATTGAGCAAATTCTAATTTAAGTAATTGTTTTGGATTTTTCTTTTCATAATAACTTATTTCCACCCAATAATTACGTGTAGGCGTTGAATGAAAATCATTTAATAACTTTTCTATCTCGTCTTTAATATCAAACATATGCATAACACTATAAATATTATTTTTTAAATTAACAGTTAGAAATTAATTTTTTTATTTTTGGATTATCTTGTAATAATGTAATAAAACCATTAGTTAATTGATTAACTAATAATTCTTCTTCCTTTTCTTTATCAAATAAAAATCCGCCATCTGCACTTAATCCTCTTTCAAAAAGAATTGCGTGAAAACATTCGTGAAGTAATGTATTAAATTTTTCTAAATCTGAAATTGTATTTGAAATTGTAATTTTTTTAGTTTCATGATCGAACTCTCCGTAGTCTTCAGTGGACGTAATCTTCACGTCCACTGTAAAATACCCTACTTTAATTTGAGATATATCCTCTAGCATTCGCATTTACCTGAGTATTTAGTCCAATATCGTTGGCTTTTGCTGAGCCACGACTAAAAGCTACTCTATCTCTAACACTAAATCTACTAGATTTTGTTGTTAATCTTATTCCATTATCTTCTAGCCATTTTACTACTGCTTTTTCTTCGTTTTGATAAGATAAAGGTAAATTATTTGGATTATCAATTCCAGTATATTCTACTGGTTTATTTGATTCTAAATATTTATCCTTTAATCTTCGAGATAAGCGGCTAGCACAACCTTGGCTAAAAGCATGTTTCATTTTATTTACTTCATTTCTATTACCTGGAACATTTTCAAATTCTTTATCTGCTAAACGTTCAATTGTTTCGATAAAATAATCTGACATATGTTTAGCGACTATTCGATTTGATTCTCGGCCAACGAAATAAGTCACTTTTACTTTTTTATATAACTCATCTAATTTAGATGAACTATAGGTAGTACAATAATAAAGTTGAGCAGTTGAGTTTCGTATCCAACCTTTCCATACGTCACGTTCAACTTCGTAACTTTCTTTATTGATAGGTTCTATATTCTCATTATTCTTAATCTCACCAAGAGAAAGATTATGAGCTTGTAAAAGTTTTTGAGCCATATCTGCAGCAAACATTGCTTCGTTCTCAGAAGCACCTTTATCTTTAGATACCGCCAAAAGCTTTTGTATCTTTTTTATTATTTCTTCTTTTGACATTTCTACCTTTCTTGTTAACTTACTTATAGTATATTTTATTCTAATTTCTTTTGCGACAATATTATTTTTATTGTGTTCCAATCTTTAGCGAGTGCACGTTTTTCAAATTCTTCTTTAGATATTCCTATTGCTAAATCGTTTCCATCACTACTATTAAATAAATAAACTTCTCTATCCTTTTTAACTAAAATAAAAACTTTACCACCATAAATACTATAAGCTCTATGCCAAGCTAATTGTTCTACACTTATTTTTAATTTAATTTTAGTGTTATCTCGTTTAGGTGTTTTAAGATACTTACCCTCAATCCAACCTGATACACCATTAACACAATAATGAACGTCAGGGATTCCACGTTCTATTTGTGTTTCAATACGTTGAATAAAAAAATTATTTAATTTATTTCTTATTTGTTTCCAAAGTAGTTTTTCCATTAATATCAACACATAAATGAGACATATTTCTAAATTTTTTAATTCCTAAAGTTTCAAAATAGTTATATAGTTCATCATCAATTTTTCTACAATGTACTTCACCATCTGCGGAAATAGGATGATATGTTAACCAATTTGTAATTATAAAATAACCTTTAAAATTTTTTATCATATTATCTAAAAATGGTTTAAAATCTTCTTCTAATATATGTTCTATTGATTCAACCATAATAATAGTATCATAATTATTTAAATTTAAATTTACATCTGTTATTGATTTGTTAATTAAATTAATTTTAGTTTGATCAAACTTGTTATTAAAATATTTATTAGCTGTTTCTTTATAAAATTCATGAGCAAAATCAGATACTTCTATACTTGTTATATTTGTATTCATATAAGCTAAAGCACAAGATAATTCTCCTCTTCCTCCTCCAATTTCTAAAACATTTTTAGGAATTCTTTTTTTATTTTTTTCTAAAAAATTAATTTGATCGTATACGGTATATGATCCACTATAATTTCTTCCGATGATTTCTTTTATATCTGGAAAATAATTTAATATTTCTTTTGAATAATCTATATCATGAGCATAACAAAGTGCGGCAAAAGCATCTCCAAACTTTAATATATTATTTTTCCACTCATGTATTCCGTCAGACCTATAAAAAAAATCTTTATTATATAATTTTTTATAATTAATCATTAAATTTACACACAGGGATTGACTTCATCTTATGTAAATTCTTAATTCTAAGTTCTAAATATTTAGTGTAGTTTTTATCAGAAGGATCTTTCATTGCTATTTCTAATTCTTTATAGCTCATTCCTAATTGATCAACGTCAGTTCTACCATCTGACCATAAGCCATCTGTTGGATCTGCCATAATAATATCTTCTAATATTTTTAATTCTTTACCCATTTTCCATACATCTGTTTTTAAACAATCACCAATTGGAGAAATATCAACGCCTCCATCTCCATACTTAGTAAAGAATCCTACACCAAAATCTTCTATTTTATTTCCAGTACCTACTACTATTCCATTTGTAGATGCAGATATTTGATAAAGACACATCATTCTTAATCTAGCTCTTGAATTAGCAAATCCTAATTGAGATGTGAATTTTAAATCAGTTAAACTATTTTCAAAAGCATTAAAACTATAAGTTAAATCTACTTCTACATCATAAACATTTTTAAATTTATTAATAAGCCAATTTTTATGTGCTATAGATAAATCATGTTGTTCTGGTCTTTGATGTATTGGCATACAAACAACTAAAGTTTTTAGTCCAGTCATTGCTGATATTGTACTTACAACAGAAGAATCAATACCACCTGAAATACCTACAACTAAACAATTAGCTGGATTAGGCATTTCAACTACATAATTAAAAATCCAATTCTTAATGTATTCTATTCTATCTATTGGTTGCATATTCCTATAGGTATATATTTAACATCGTCTTTAAGTTTTAAATACCTAAATGGATCAATGATTACTGAATCTTTATAAAAATAAAAATGATGAAATGCTTCATGTTTAGTTCCTATAAAAAATAGTTGTGCTCTATCATTCCATCCATATTCTTTTGCATTTGCTTCTACATTACCATCAATGTATGGATCCCATATTTTAGCTGTAATATTTTTTTCTTCTAAAATATTTTTAAGTAATAATGATGGACTTCCTAAAGTTAAATTTGTTTCAGGTTTAAAAGATTTACCTAAAATATTTATTTCTAAGTTATTTTGATTTTCTAAAATTAATTTAACAAGCCATTCTGTTTGATGCTCTCGTTGTTTCATAATCATATCATACCAATTAAAAGATAAATTTAATTTATTTGCAAGATATGATAGAGCTATATTATCTCTAGGATGACAACCACCGCCATCTCCCATTCCTCCTTGTAGATATCTATTACTTACAATTCTTTTTGTGCAAAGAGATAGAGCTTTAGACACTTCGTCTATGTTAGTATTAGGAAGATAATGACATGTCTCCATAACTGTATTAATCATAGAAATTTTAGTTGAGATAAACGTATTATAAACTACTTTAATTAACTCAGCATTTTCCAAAGTAGTTTTAAAGAAAGGACTATTATTTATAGTCTTATAAAATTCTTCAGCTTTCTTTGCTGCTTCTTCGTCTTCAACACCAAATAATATAATTTCACTATTTAAAAAATCTTCAATAGTAGTTCCCATTGCTATAAAAAATGGATTATAACAAAGTTTAACATAATTATTTAATACTGGTATTATTTCTCTACGAATAGTTCCCGGTAGAACAGTTGAAATTATAATAACTACAATTTCTTTTCTATGAACCATAGCTTCTATTGCTAAATCTCTTAATCCATTTCTTAAATGTTCGTAATTAAAATCAGCTCTTTCTTGAGGTATTCTTGTAATACCTTCGTACTTTTCTTCGTGAGGCGTTTGAATTGGAACAAAGATTATATCACAATCTTTAACTATATTGCTTATATTTTTTATTTGAATATTAGATTTATTAAGTAGTTCTTGTGCTCCTTCTTCTCTATAATTGAGGGTTTTTGTTCTTATTCCTTTTAATGTAATTGGACTAATATCAGTACCACAAACGTTATGTCCTTTTTCTTCTATCGCAAGAGCTACTGGAAGCCCTAACTTTCCTAATCCTAAAAATCCTATATTCATTATTTAGCAGTGCCCCAACTATCTCCTTTCTCAATATCTATTTTAAGAGGCACTTTAATATCTACACAGTTTTTCATTATTTGTATAGCTTCTTCAAAACATTTTTGTTTAGACTTATCAACAGAAAAATCAAGTTCATCGTGTATAGTTAATTTTAAATCTATTTCATTTAAAAGACCTGATTCATATATTTTAAGCATTGCTGCTTTAGTAATATCTGCAGATGAACCTTGTATTAATGCATTTAATGCAGTATGAGTATAAGCTCTTTTAAGTTCAGTATCTGGATATCTTTCCATTGCTTCTATTTTAGAATAAGCTAAACTTTGAAAACTATCTTTAGGTTCCCATTTATCAAATCTTCTTTTACGTCCTAATAAAGTTTTAATATATCCTCTTGTACTTGCAACATGTGCTACTTGTTTAGATAATTCTTTAACAAAAGGTACTCTACTGTGATATTTATTAAATAATTCATAAGCTGAATCATCATCTAGTCCTAATTCTCTTGCTAATTTTTTATTACCCATTCCATAAAATAAACCTAAATTAATAGTCTTAGCTTGTTTTCTTTCTATACTAGCCATTTTAGCAACCATATCATGAAAGTCAGTATCATTATTATTTACAAATTCTTCTTGTACTTTTATTGCTGAATCCATATTTTTAATTACAGCATAATGAACTAACACTCTAGGTTCTTGTTGAGAATAATCAGCACAACACCAATCTTGATTTTCTTCTGGAATAAATAAACTTCTGATCAACGGTCCAAGCTCAGGGTCTCTTGCCGGCACTTGTTGTAGATTAGGATTACTAGAGCTAAATCTACCTGTAACTGTACCCATAGAATTAAATTGACAATGAATACGACCACCAATTGCTTTTTCTAGTATCATATTCTTTATAAATGTATTTCTAATTTTATCCAACTTTCTAATATCTAAAATTGTTTTAGATATTTTATCACGCTGTTGCTCAAGCCAATCTTGAGTAAAAGACGCAGTTCCTTTTTCTGTAAAATTATATTTAATTTGATTTTTATCATATGCTTCTTTTAATGACGCATTTGCCCAAACATTTACGTTATGTCCTCCTGCTTTATTTAGCTGATCTTGAAGCACGAATTGTTTTTTTTCTAATTCATTATAGAGTTGTTCAGCTTTTTTAAGATCAATTCTTACTCCACGTTTTCTTATTTCAAATAAACATGGTATTAATCTCATTTCAATATTAACTATATTTTCTATATCTTCAGTTTTTATTTTAGGTAATTGCTTTTGAAATATTTGAAGTGTTAACAAAGCATCTTCTTTAGCATATTCTCTTACACTATTTGCGTGTAACTTCCATAAATTATCTTTTACTTTTGCTTTTTTACCAAAGTTAAATTGTATAGCTTGTTGTAATTCAGCTTCATATTTAGACTTTTTTAAATAATATTGACTTAATGATTCAAGTGAGTATTTTAGCTTGTTTTCATCTAATAAATGCTCTATAACCATTATATCGTATATAGAATGGTACTTAGTAAAGGCCAGTCTTGAATCGTGTGAATTTAGCCATTCCATGTCATATAAAGCATTGGCAAATACGAGCTTTTTATTTAATTTAAGCAATTTATCAATAAAATCAATAACTTGATCATTATTAAGATTTCCACCGCCTTCGTGTCCTATTGGAAAATATTCATTATAACCACTATCTGTAGCTATAGATATACCTACTAATTTACCGTCTTTTCTAAAACCGCCTGGTCCTAAAGATTTAAGATTAGGATCATAGGTCTCAGTATCAATTGCTATAATATTTGATTTTTCTAATTCAGAGAACTTGAACATTTTCCTAATATAATTTCTTTATTAATATAAGTCCAAGATTTACCGCCGTTATCCATCCAAAAGTTTCCAACTGTTTCGAAGTCAACATATTTTTCAAAAGTTATAATTCCTTCTGCTGAAGTGTTTAATAAAAGTTTTACACAATGAATACAAGGACTAACGGTTGTATAAACAAATTTTATTTCATGTACATTTCTACACTGAAGTAATGCGTTTTGCTCAGCATGAATAGCTTTACAAATATCTAAACCTTCACCTGATTTTAAATGAGCACCAGGACATGGCTTATCTATACAATGTTCAGTGTGAGCAGGTCCTCCATTATAACCTGTCGCTAGAACATGTCCTCTTTCATTTATTAAAATACAACCTACTTTTCTTCTCGCACACGTTCCTCTTTCAGAAACAAGATTAGCCATTTTTAAAAAATACCAATCTTTTGGAATTCTATAATTATCCATTTTTAATTATTTGTAACTTATCAGAAAGTGTAAGTCCATCTTCTTTTCCTATTTTTATATCAGCAGCTTGATATAAAGTTTCTACTATTCTCATAGGATTTAATTTATATTTTTCTATAAGATCATTAAAAGAAAAATCACATTCGTAGTTTTGAATTCCTGCTCTTACAATATCAGCGTCTTTTGAATTTGTATCGTATAGATGACGACTTCCAGCATTAATATGTAATTTTCCTAATTTACATATTATACCTAAATTATTTAAATAACAAGCAATTACGAAACTAATTGCACTAAAATTAAAACTATCATAGGGAAGACCTAACCATACATCGTTACTTCTCATTGTAGTAATACAATGTAAATATAAATTATTTTCTCTAGGTCTTAAAAAAAATTGCATAGCTACAGTACATGGAATATCTTTACTTGATCTAGGATTCTCTCTCCATATAGTAAGTACCGCTTGTCTTGAATCTTTATCTTTTTTAAGTGTATCTACAATATAACTTATTTGAGTTATAATTTTAGGACCATATGCTCCAAAGAATGTTACACCATCATCACTAAATCTTTTAATATTTTTCATGTACTTAGAAATAGTTAAAAGATCATTTCTACCATCTAGTATCCATGCTGCTTCACCAAACATAAAACTATAATTTAAATTTCTTTCTCGAATACTTATGATAGGTAAATTCATATCTACTTGAAAAGTATGATTTAATTTTTCGTAAATTTTTAATTGACGAGGCGCACATTCATAGTCAAATTCTCTTATTAATTCAACTATAAAATTTTTATAATCTTGATCTATTTGATTCATATACTATTTACAAAAGCTGTTTCTTCTATTTTTTGTACTACTCTTTCTAAATCATGGCCTTCTTTAAACATATCATAACGAACAAAATCTTTACGATTTTTTAAAGGACATAATAAAGATAAAAAACTATTTTCATGTGGATGTTTATCTTCCCAACAATTTAAATATATTTCTATTACTTTATCAATATCATTATATTCTTCGTGTCTAATTTTTTTATTATTATTATGATTTTCTTTTACTTTTTTAATATCATCAGGTATACACCAAACGTATATTGCACCTTCTCGACTTAAATATTTCCAAAGATTATAAGCATCGTAAGAAGGTTCACCTCTATAAATATAAGAATAACATTGTTCAGATGGCCAATGTCTATCTATAATTACTAATTTACCTTTTTCTTTCATTTTAACAGCAAGTCTTGCAGCTGCTGTATGCCATAACTCCATATTCTTATGTACTCTTAAATGAATATAATAAGATTCGGAATATAATTCTTTAAACTTTTTAGCAAGAGTAGTTTTACCAACTCCATCTGGTCCTTCTAATATTATTATTCTAGCAAGCATTTAAAAAATTCTTTAGTCCTTTCTTTCGTCCAAAACTTTTTCTTTAATATATAAGCTTGACTACTTATTAATTCTTTCAATTCGTCATTACTACCGTTTTCTATAATTTTTAAATCAATATTTAATCCTAAAATTTTAGCTTCTTCCGGATGTGCATATATAATATTACCAGCATCGTTTGCTATTTTATATCTAACTCTCCACCAACCACTTCCTTTCATAGTATGATAATGTGGAGGACTAATCATTCCCCATACTTTTTTATATTCTTCAAATAATTCATGTTCTTTTAAACGCACTTGTTTTTCTTTTACATTTCCAAATCGTTTAACATTCCAATTAAATACTTGTTTAGTAAACCAACTATTTTTACTTACTAAACTTGCAAGTATCCATGCTCTTTCTTTTTCATTATTTTCTTTTAAAAATAAATTATTATTATCAGTATGATTTAAATATGTATCAGTATAAGGTGTAGGATCCCAATTAATAATTTTATTTGCTTTCATTCCTAATTCGTCATAATTACCGCCATCATAAGCTGGTACTAATAAAGTATGTGGCCATTTATCAAATGCAAATGTATCAACTAAATCTTCAATTTCTTTTTTAAAAGGTTGTGCTTCGTCCCAATAAACTTTACCAACAGGGTTTCCAGCTTGACTTACTTTTTTCCATATTCTCCAATGGCCTCTACTAAACGTTCCAAATCCTTGAACTGAATCTTTAGTTTGCCAATCATCTATTGAAATAATAGCATCAGGTCTTTTAATTATAGTATATGCTGCTCCATACCAATATCTTGCTGATAAACTGTTAGGACCAAATACGAATACAAATACTTTATCATACATTGAAACATCTTCTCCCGGGATGATCGCTTTATGAGTTACATCGTGTCCTAATTCTTTTAGAACAGTAGGAAGTATTCTTGCAGAAGTCGCTATATTTAATGGACTACGTGCAGTACCAATTGATAACGCATTAAATCCTGTTACTAAAATTTTCATTTATTTCTCTTTCTTCTTCTATAATTTTTTCTATATTAGGTGCTTTCCAATCTTTAGGTTTTACAACGTCAAATTTAGTTCCACGTTTTCCTGTTTTATCTTTAGCTCTAATCTTACTCATATTAGCTTTTTGTACTTCGTTCCAAGCTTTTTCAAATGGTAAATTAAATAACCAAGCTGTTCCTAAAGCTATATAAACTATGTCGACTAAAGCATCTAAAGCTCCAGCTGCATCTTTTTTAGTTATAGCATTAGTATATTCAGCTAATTCTTCCATTAAAAAAGCAGTTCTAAAATTAATAAGTTCATTATTATCAGGTATATCAACTTTTTCATTTTTTTCAAAGCCATATTTTTTATGGAAGTTGTCTATATCTTTTAATATATCTGTCATAATAATCTTTCTTGTTCAGGTGGTTTTCTAAAATCAACCACTTGATGTAATTCTTTATTTTCTTTTTTATTTTCTATACTACTTTTAATTATCCTTGCTACATATTCAGCTACAGGTGGCATAACACTTCTCGCAATTTGTGAACCTATTGTAGAAGCTGGTCCTTCCCATATATAATCATGAGGATAACCTGCCATATAAGCTAGTTCTTTATGTCCAAATAATCTATCTTCTGTAGGATGTATATAAAAACCTCCAGCTATAACTGGTATGTGTTCATCACTTTTTAATCTCCATTTCATAAATTGAGGTCTACCTTTTACTCCGCCTCTCATTCCACCACGTTTCCAAGTTTCTGGTGGATTAAATCTTTCCCATGTTACTCTTAAACTTTCTCCTTGTTTACAATGTTTTAAATAAGGAATTTCGTTTTTTCCTAACTTCATTAAATGTCCAATATCTTTTTTATGTTCTAATTTAAAATTTTTAAGAACTTCACCAGCTGTTGGTAATGGAGAAAAGTTTAATGGTTTAACACTTAAATGATATTTAGTTGCTATAAAGAAAAATCTTTTACGACTATGATTTAATCCAGTATAACCACCATCAATTAATAAATGAGTGGTGTAATAACCTAATTCATTAGCTTCTTTAGTTAATTGTTGAATCATTTCATATCCACCATTCTTACTATAAACTCTAGGAACTGATTCAAGTACGATAGCTTTAGGTTTTAAATCTTTTAATAAACTAAAAGCATTTCTCCAACACGCTATTCTAGGGTCGTCTTTCCAAGCCATCGCACCTTTTTGAGTTGATCCTAAATTAGACCAAGGAGCACATGGAGGATTACAATAAATAAAATCTACTTTATTTTTAAACTTATCTTTAGGCCAATTTTCTTCTCCTTCGTAATATTCTATATTTGGAAAATTAGCTTGAAAAGTTTTTTTATAAACTCCAGGTTTCATTTCAAAATGTGCTAAGATATCAAAATGTTTTTTAACGCCTAAAGCAAATCCACCTGCGAATATGTATGCTCCTAATGCTTTCATTAATGTATTGTATAACTATACTTCGTTTCAGGTTGTAGTATGAACAAATTCTTTTTAGCTCTAGTTACAGCAACATAAAATACTCTATGTTCATCGTCAGGTTCTGTATTCAATTTCTTCCAAGTTTTATATGATATATCACTTATTACAACTACATTATCACTTTCTCCACCTTTAATTGCGTGTATAGTAGATAATCTAATTCTTGCTTTATTTTTAAATATATCTCCAGATTTAACTAAAGATTCAAACATTAATATATCTTCTGGATCAAGTCCATGAATAACTTCTTGCCATTCTCCCTCTGCTAATAACCCACAATTTTCTTTTAAATATTGTAAAGTAAATTCTAAATTTGTATCTATATCTTTTAAAGTTTTAAATCCACGTTTAATTCCTATATTACTTCTTAAACAAGAATATAATTTTTGTACTTCTTCAAAAGTAATAGTTTCTCCTCTACTTAATTTGATCCATGATCTAATGGCTATGACAAATTTATTCGCTTTAAATTCTTGATATCCTCTTTCATAAAACCAACCCATACGTTTACAATAAGATTCAGCTCTATGTAATTGATATCCTGATCTTGCTAATACTAACCATTCTCCTGAATTCATATTCACTTCTTCTATAGAAGATATTTCAGTTATAGTTCCTTCTTCATCTTTAGATGTCCATTCTTTAGATTGTCTTAATGAAATTTTATTAGTAATATTACAAGCTAATTTATGAATTACTTTAGGAAGTCTATGACTCTTTGGTAAAACTTTAACGTCACCTTTTATATTTAAAAAATTAGTTACATCTGCACCTGACCATTTATATATAGCTTGATCATCGTCACCTGCTATATATCTTAATTTACATTTTTGAGTAAGTTTCTCAATTACTTTCCATTGCTTTATAGTTAAGTCTTGTGCCTCATCTACAAATACGATATCTAAATCAGGTATATAATCTTGATTTAAAAATACATCTAACATATCAGTAAAGTCAAGAAGATTTTTAGATTTTTTAAAACTAGAATATGATTTACTAAAGTAATCTTGTTCTTCCCAACTATGTTCACACTCTAATTCTTTCCATACTGACTTTAAATCTCTTTCACTTGATCTTGCAACTTCATCACAGAATAATAATAAATCACCTTTTTTACTTCCTATAATAAGACCTGAGTTATCTTCTTCTGATACTCCTGACATTTCTACTCTTACTAATTCACTAAATTCTTTTATACGTTCTCCTTTAAATACTTGACCACTATTTATGTTTAAAGCTCTATAACATAAACTATGTATAGTTCTAAAATATTCTAAGTCATCTTCTGTTAATTTAAATTTTTTAATAACTCTTGATCTTGCTTCTTTAATAGCTCTACGTGTAAAAGAAAAAAATCCAATTTTATTGGCTTGAAATCCTTCTGCTATTTTTTCTTCTAGTATTCTTAATAGTTCTGTAGTTTTACCAGTACCAGGACTTCCAAATATCTTTAAAGTTTTATTGTCCATGTTTTTTATGGATATTAACTAGCACTTGATGTTGCTTAGTAGATAATAAAATATGTTCGTCATACTTATCTAATTTCTCTATTACACTATTACAAAATTCTAATTCCCAATCATTTAATTTAGTTGAATCAATATCTTTTAAAAACTTAACTAAATTTTTATATTTTTCTCCGTCAATTCTTTTTAAAAGTCTTGTAGGTATTTCTTGCGGAGATACTTTTGCTATCTTTAAATTTAACATATGAAAATATATCATACGACATACGTTCACATCAGTTAAAGCATCGTGCCAATCGTGATAACCAACATTAAAAAAGAATTCATGGCACTCTTGTAATTTAGGAAATTTATAATCTTTAAATTGACCTTGTAATTTCATTTGATCTTTTGCCATCATCATCGTACAATAAATATTATCTGGCTTTTTAAATTTTATATGAAATATATTAAATGCTCTTTCTATTATTTGTAAATCAAAAGCTGTATTATGAGCTACGAGTGTATCAGCACGACCTAATAGTTCTCCAAAAACTTCTAAAGCTAATTTCATAGATATACCTGTGCTTTCAGCTTCTTCTGTAGTTATTCCATTTATGTCAGATGCTTCTTTTGGAATTACAAAAGGAATACAACTAGGTTGTATTCTAAAAGATATTTGAGATACTACTTTTTCTTTATCATCACAAAGTTGTGCTGCTAAACTAACTAGATGAGGTTGATCACTATGATCTGATTTTAAATCTCTACGCCAAAGTCCATTTGTTTCTGTATCAAAAAATAATATCATGATCCTTTTCTTAATGCTAATTCAACACCTTTAACTTGAACTTTATTATCTATTTTATTTTTATCTCTTTCATTTTCTAAAAATAAAATTGCAGAAGTTAAAGCATCATTACTTACTTCTTTTTTATTAGCATAGTCAAGTAATATATTTATAGCTTGTTCTTTATTCATAGACCTCCTTTTCTATTTTAGGTTGTTTAAATTCTTCAGTTTGATTTGGAAAATTTATTATTGACCATACGTTTACAAATTTTCCTTTAATCTTTCTACCTATATGATTAGCACCTAAATTTTTTAAATAAGCTGTTATTTCGTGTAATTTAAATTCTTTAAATCTATGTCTATCTAAAAATTCCATAAAATCATTAATTCTAAACTCTGTATTAGTTTCTAATATAATAGCTTTACCTCTAAGTAAATCTTCAGGTTCAGTAGATGAACTTGATCCAGTACAAAATCTTTCTAATAATTCATATAATCTACCTTTATTACTTGAATCAGCTGGAGCATCTACTTCTTCTAATCTTTGCATTAAATCATTAATAGTTTCTACCCATAGCTTTTCATTAATTTTAGGAAGCAACATATTAATATTCTCAAATACAACTTTTCTAAAATCTAAAAAACTATAGATATGATTACTTTCTAATGGACCTATTCTTTTTTCATTAAGGGTTAAGTAATAAGTAGGAGGATCTGTTAATATCTTAGTAACTCCATTTAATGATGGCATTTCTCCATTATCATTAATTCCAAATTTACATGTTATACACTTAGGTCTATTACATACAGAATTTATAGGTGATTCATTACATCTATAATTATAATTTTTAGTTTTTAAACTTTCTAATGTATTTGTAAATTCTCTAGGTTTAAGTGGTGGTATTAAATATTTTTCATTATAATCTTCTAATTCTTCTTCCCAATTCTCTGGATCTTTTTTTCTTAAATAAACTCCTAGATTAAATAATCCATTATTTCTACCACCTTCGCTTATACCACCTAAAGCTATTAGATGTTGTAAACAAGGAGGTCCTCCTGGAAGTTTATCTTCAGAACTATCTATTTTTTTTATAAAACTTAAATCAATTTCATCTAAATTATTTACTGAAAACTTATAAACCCATTTAATAAAATTTTCTGGTGATAGTACTTTACCATCATATAAAGCATAACGTTCAGTTTCAGATCCTCCGAAGTAAGGCATATTAAGCCAATTACCTACATCTTCTAGTGTTAATATTTTATCTTGTAACGGTCTTAAATCATACTTATTAAAACCAAATGCTTTAGCAATCTCTTTTAATTTTTTAATCATAAGTGATGCTTGAATAAAGTTTTTAGTAAATATAAATATGTGTCCTCCACCACTTTTAGAACGACATATAATTAAATTCTTTTTAACAAATAATTTTGAAATCTTTTCTAAATCTACACCCGCATAATCATCTACATCAAGACAGGCCCACTTACACTTACTATCTTCATTTATTGGAACTACACCTAGACCTATCTTACCTTCTAGGTGTAATTTCCATAAATCTTTTGTATAAGGTTCTCTAATAGTATTTCCAAATCCGTCAAGCTTTACTCCTTTAGTTTGAGTAATGGTAAATTTACCATAAGCACGAGTTAGACCTGGAAATACATTAAAGAAATCGTCAGATAACATAACTTAAAAAGGTGCTTCTTCGTTATCGTCAGATTCATCAGTTACAGGTTGATCAACTTCTACAGGTTCAGATGCTTTAACTTTGCCTTTGTCCACTGATTCAGCTAGACCTTCAGCTTGACTAAATACATCTTTACTATCAATTTGACCTACTTCTTCTATTTTATATTTAAACCAACTACCTAAGTCATTCTCAGCTTGAACGGTAGAAAGATTAAATTTATATAGAAAACTAGGTGGATCAATAGTTTGACCTTTTACATTAATCTTTTTCATTTTAAGAAGTGTATTCCACTTTCTTGAAACTGAAAGATTACTAGAAGTCATATTTAATACAGCAGGTTCATATGTCTCATCTTCTTTTTTAAGAAGTACAAAGTGTTCTGCAGTATCAACTATTTGATTTTTACCTAATAAAGATTTTCTAGTTTTAGGATCAGTCTTAGTATTTGCAGGTTTCATATCATGAACTGCTACTAATCCGCCACCATCTTCTCTAGGTACCCATTCTACATAGGTTTTTCTATATCCACAAGGAATAACTTCAATAGTGCTACCATATAAAGTATTAGTAACAGTATTAAAAATCATACCTTCTTCAGCTCCCTCAATATACTTTTCATCTTTTTTCTTTCTTTGAGGTGAACCGGACTGAACGATAGCTAATCTAGGAATAGTAATGTCATCGTTAGTGACATTTTGTAATCCTTTACCAGCATTTTTCAGAATTGAATCAGCATTAATGTTACCAATTAAAGCTCCATTACTTGCTGCTTTCTTTACTACTTGTTTTACTTCAGCCATTTTTATTTCTCCTTTCCGAGTTTTACTTTTGCTATACTGGCTTCGTATACACTAAAGTATTCTTCAGGTAATGTTTCACCTAAAGAATATCTTTCTTTAGCAAAAGCTTTTAATGTACCAGGATGTACGGTTGACTTTTCTTCATATGGGATATTCTTAAAATTTTTATTAAGAAGTCCTATAAGTTTATCAGCTTCATCGTACTCTCCTTTTGCAAAACTAACTTTAACATCATGTTTAATTAGTTCCGCATGACCATTTTCTTCTAACCATTTAAGAGCACCTGCTCTTTTATCATCTGGTATAGAACAAAATAGTTCGTCTTTAACTGCGATTTGACTTCCATCTGCAAGATCAAATCTAGTCATATTATTACACGCTGCCATAGCATCGGGTAATTCTTTTTCTTCTATTTCTCGAATTTCAGATTTTAAGACTTTTAATCTTTCTTCCTCTTTTTCAAGAACTTTCTTTTTTTCTATTAACTTATTACCAATTGCTGTAACTATTTCTAATCCACCCTTTGGTAATGTTTTCTTTTTCTTATGCTTTTCTACTGCGTCAAATATCCATTTATCCGACATAGTCATCATTCTCCTTTCTGTTATTATAAACATCTATCTCAACTGGATAGTAAGCTCTATGCTCTCTATCCCATTTAAGTATTTTAAGTCTACCATTATTTATATCAGAGGCAACTATTGAAGCAATTGCAATAGCTACAGGGTCACCCATTGCGAGTAAAAAATCAGAATCACTAAAGTCTTTTAGTTTCTGTTTCATTAAACGTACAACAGGATCAGACGAAAAAGTTATTTGCTTATACGGTCTTAATAAAGCTATTAACTCGCCGTATCGACCGGCTGCAAGAACATTTACATTAGGATTCTCTTGCACTATAAACACTTTCGCCATTTCTTCTCCTTTCTATTTTTGATTTACTTTAGAATTAAAAAGTTTATATTTTAAAAAACTAAATTAGAAAACAGAAAGTTTTAAATGCAAGTTCAATTTGTAGATGAAAAAGATTTTGTAGAATACAAGTTTAAAACTAAACCATACAAACATCAATTTGATGCTTTTATGATTAGTAAAGATAAAGAAAGTTATGCTCTTTTTATGGAGCAAGGAACTGGTAAATCTAAAGTTATAATAGATAATATCGCTTATCTATTTCGTAAAGGTAAAATTGATACTGTTGTAATAGCAGCACCAAAAGGTGTTTATCGTAACTGGATAGCTTCAGAGTATGAAACTCATATGCCAGATGATGTAAGAGAATTCACACGACTTCAAATATGGTCACCTAATGAAACTAAATCTAATATAGATGAATTAGTTGAATTTTTTAAAGAGAGTGATAAATTAAGATTTTTTGTAATTAACATAGAAGCTTTATCTACAGAAAAAGGAACTAATTATGTTCATAGATTATTAAATACTGGAAAATCTTTTTTTGTAATAGATGAAAGCTCTAATATAAAAAATAGAAAAGCAAGAAGAACTAAAGCTTGTCATAAATTATATAAGCTTGCTAAGTATAGAAGAATATTAACTGGAACTCCAGTGACTCAAGGTCCATTAGACTTATGGTCACAAATGCATTTTTTAGATCCATATATATTACAAAATAGTTTTTTTGCATATCGTAATACGTTTTGTGTAATTAGAAGAAGAAGATTAACTACTCATACTTTTGACGAAGTCGTAGGTTATCAACGATTAGAAGAACTTCAAGAAATTTTAAAGCCATATAGTTTTAGAGTCACTAAAGATGAATGTTTAGATTTACCTCCTAAAGTAAAATTAATTAGACATGTAGAAATGACACCTGAACAAAAACGAATGTATGTAACTTTAAAAAAAAGAGCTATATTAGAGCTTGAACGTGAAAAGATAGTGTCAGCACCTCTTATCATCACACGAATTTTAAGATTACAACAAATATTATGTGGTTATATTAAACACGATGATGGAACTGAAGCAGTAATAGAAGGCGAAAATCCTCGTATACAAGAACTTTTAGATGTTATTGAAGAAACTCAAGGTAATATAATTATATGGGCTACTTTTAGAAACTCAATTAAATTGATCCGTGATTCTTTAGCTAAAGTATATGGAGCTAGTAAAGTTGCAACTTTTTTTGGTGATACTGAATCTGAAGAAAGACAAGAGATAGTTAAGAACTTTCAAAGTGGAGAAATAAGATTTTTTGTAGGTCAACCTAGAACAGGTGGTTATGGTATAACATTAACTAATGCTAAGACTGTAATTTATTTTAATAATACATATGATATGGAAGTAAGACTACAATCTGAAGATAGAGCACACCGAATAGGTCAAAAAGATAAAGTTACTTATATAGACTTCGTGTGTCCTAATACTTTAGATGAAAAGATTATTCAAGTATTAAATAATAAGAAAAAATTAGCTGACGAAATAACTGGTGATAAGTGGAAACAACTATTTGCTTAATTCTTAATTTCTTTAATACGTTTAACTCCGTGCTTATCTACTTCTACAATCGCTTCAATTTGTTTACATTCCATTCGTACAGCATCTGTTGTACCATTACGTTCTATTCTTCTTTTTTGTTCTAAGCAATCAGCAAGATTAGCTTTAGGAGAATAGTTTTCTAATTTTCCATTAAGAAACATTAATAAAGCAAATATTATTTCACCCATTACTTACCTCGTAATGTATCTAATTCTTTCTCTAGTTTATCTACTTTTTTTTCTAATTGAGCTATTAAAACTTTAGTGTGCACATTTTCTTCTAATTGTTTAGAATGTTTTTCTAATGCTTTAGCTTGATACTCAATCAACATATACATTTCTTGATTCTTAGGAGTTTGTTCAGCTTTTTTTAATAAATCTTGTGCCATTAATTTTTCATTAGTTTCAATTCTATTTAATCGCTCAACAATTCCAAAATAAGTCCATACCGCTACAACAATAGCTGATACTATAGCTACTATATTTTTAATTGGTAAAGCTACACTTGTTTGATCACTAACTTTAAATTCGCTACTCATAATTACTCCTTAGGTTTATTTGCCATAGTACGTGCAACTGATTCAGCTGATCGTCCTACTACATAACCTCCTAAACCTATTTGGAGTAAAGTCCAAACATCACCTGGAAGATCAATAGTGATTGCAGCACCAAAAAAGAATTTAACTATTGGACCAAATATATAATTCCAAACTAGTATAAATATAAGTACATACATTAATAATGGTCTCCATGATGATGCAAACCAACCTGCTTTTGCTTCAGCTTCTATAATTTTAGCAGCCGCCTGTAGTTCTTGTGTATTAGACTGTAATAATTGTGTCTGTAAATCTGATTTTAATTTAGCTTGTAAATCTTTATCAGGTACAGATTTTTCAATTGTACTAAATAATATTTTAGCTAATGGTGCTACTGCTCCTAACATTTGTAACATTACGCACAACTCCTTATTACATTTGATAATTCTTCACAACGTTTTGGTGTTTGTTTATGCCAATTAGAATCAATCATTTGATTTGCAGCTTCATTATAATCTTGATTTTCTAAAGCTATAAAAAACTTTTTAAATTTACTTACACCAGTTTTACCTAATTGAAATACCATTTCTACTATAACTCCTTTTACTGTAGCTAAAACTAAACTTAAATGAGAAGTTAATTCATTAGCTCCATCTACAGCTTTATTAAAATCTTGATTAAATACTTCTTCTAATTCTTCTTTACTATATTCTACGCCTTCTTGAAAGTTGTCTTTTTCTGTAATTAAATGACCATAGCCAATAGTGGCTTTTCCTAAAGAATCAAGATACATTTTAGGCACAAAACCTTCATGTTTTTTTATGCGTGCTTTAATTTCTTCGTAGTCCATAGTAATCTCTTTTGGACTATTCTACACTTTTTTGTATGTAAATCTACTTTTAAAATAAAAATTCTTTTATTATCTACTCTTGCCATTCTTCCTATTTCAGTTCCTGACTTTCTTCTTGAAACTTTTTTAACATCTATAAGTATTGTCTCTAAAGTTTTAGGATCCACGGCAACTAAATCTATAGCCGACTGAGTTTGACACCCTTTATACACGAAGTAACCTTGCTCTTGAAGCCAACAGATTGCTATATTTTCGCAAAGACAACCGATATTTTTTTTTATCATTTACTTAATAACATTATAACTAAAGAAGCTAATCCAATGATTATTCCTCCAGCTGATGTTATTAAGATATATTCTAAACGTTTGATTCGAAAACAAATATTATCTATTTTCGCATGCGTTTCTTTTTGCATGATTCGACATAGCTTTTCATGATTATCAATTCTTATATTAGCTATATCAGCTTTATTATAACTTCCATTAATTGCTCGTTTTCTTTTTTTTATTTTCATCTTTGTAATCTTTCTTTTAATTGTTCTCTTCCTTTTTTTTCTTTAGTGGTAAGTTTTTCTTTTGTAGCTTCTCCTTCTGAGGAAGTTAAAGTTTTTAATATTTTATATAAACTTCTAGTTAATGTGATTGGAGAAGAATATACTTCTTTTAATATAGGAATATTAGGTTGACCATAATCTTGCATAAAATATTCTTTTCCAAATTCTTGACCTCCTTCTCCAGAAATACCAGCAACTGTTCCTGTGTAAGCTTTTTGAGTTAATCCAGAATCATATTGATTAAATCTACTTAAATATTTTTTATCATTTAAAGCTGGAGCATATTTAAATGCATAAGAATTTTTAAAACTTTCAACAAAAAAATCATAATCTAAAAGTTCTTTTCCTAATTTTTTATCTAACTTTTCAGCAAAAAATAAAACACCTTTAATAAATAAATTTTCATGAGATAAAGGACCATAGACCATTCTTGTTGCTGTTTGTCTTACTGCGTCAGCTTCTGCCCCACTCATAGTTTTACCAATATATGATGTTTTATTTTGCATAAAATCTAAAGCTGCTGCAACTGTTTTCATATTTTTTAATTCTTTTTTTCCAAAAACATTTGCAAATACTTGTTCACCTGCTCCTCCGTCAGAATCAAAATATTTTAATAAAGCAGAACCATCTAAAGTTTCTCTATTTAAAATTGGACTAAATTTTTTAGATTGATCAAAAACTTGTTTTAAATAAAAAGTTTGTACTAATTCTTTTTGTTCCTTATTAATAGAATTAAAAAAAGAATTTACTTGTTTAGATGTAATTTTAGGATCAAATAAAGCTTTAGATATAATAAATGGATTAATATTATCTATATCTGTTCCTTGAAGTATTGAAGGAAACGCTTCTCTTGCTTTTTGATTTAATGATTTAGAATTTATTTCTATAAATTCTAACCCACTTCTAGCATTTTGAATGCTTGTTAATTTTTTCATTTCTTCTTTATTAAAAATATTAGCATATGAATCTTGATATTTTTCCATCCATTTTTGAATAGGTATTGCGTTTGGATTATCTGGAGATACATCATCAATAAATTTTTGAAACATTATTTTTTTAAGTTGATCAGCTTGAGGTTTAATTAAATTACTACCTTTAGAATTAATATAACTACCTATATAATTTGTAGCATAAAGTTGTTCTTGAGAATTTCCAAATAAAATATTAAATTGATCTTTTGTAGATAAAGCCTTTGCTTTTGCAACTGATCCTTTTACTCCACTTAAATTATTTACAATTTGTCCTATAACACCATCTTTAGTAGAAGAATTAGATACAGCAATTTGATTATCTAATTTTAAAATTTCATCAGCTTGTTCTTTTGGTAATTTATTAATAGCTGTTGATTTTGCATTTCTTAATGAAACTAATAATTTTAAAACAGGTTGATTTACTGTTGGATTTTCTGCAGCTATATTATCTAAAAGATTTAAAGAATTTTCTAAAGTTTGAAAATTAAAACTTTTTCCACCTTTATATTGTCCTTTTAATTGCTCTAATACTATTTTTGCTTCTTCTAAATTACTTAAAACTCTTTCTCCAGTTTTACCTGTAATTTTTTGAGCTTGTTTAATTTGTCCATCTAATGATTTAATACTATCATCTAAAGTTTTATTTACATTAGGAATACCAGGACTTGCCGTTTTAGGTATTGTTACTTTTATATTTGTAGTTTTATCTGAAAAAATTTTACTTAATTTATTTGCATCAGCAAAAGATTGCGTTTTAATTGGATCTATTAAATCTTGTATAACAGTATTAAAATTTTGTGCTTCTGGATTTATTTTAACTGTATAATCTTTAGTTAATTTTTTCCAAGCTTCTTGATATTTTTTATCAAATTTTGCATTTAAAATAATATTATTTTGAACTTTTGTTTCAGCATTTTTATAAATAGGATCAAATACATCAAATAGAGTTAAATCCTTATCAATTTTAGTAGGAGAAATTCCTAAATTTTCTGTAAATACATTATCTATAATTTTTAAAGTTTCTCTTTCAGCATCCCTAACTGCTGTTTGACCAGCTTCTCCTACAAGTGGTGCTTTTTTCATACCAACACCCTGTGGTAAAGTTTTATTTAATTCATCAATTACTGCTAAATTTGTACCTGGTAAATTATTTCCAAATGTTTTTCCAATAAGAATATCTACAGTTTTTTCATCAAAACCAGGACCTCCCTCTGATCTTGGAGTCATTAACTTTTCTTTTAATTTTTCTCTCGCAGGACCTGTTAATTCATCTTTATTAAGTCCCTTTTTATAAGCATCAAGAGTTGTTTCTAATACTTTTCTTCCTAAAAAATTTTTATCAATTCCAGTTTTTTCAGCAATTGATTGTGGAATTGTAGTTTTTAAAATTCTAGCCACTCCGTTCATTATTGGAAAACTTACATAAGTTAAACCTCCAGTAACAGCAGCACGTTTCATTCCTTCTGCTACTATATCTTCTATAGTTAAATCTTGATTTACTCCAAAAGCAGCTTGACCTATTATTAATTTAGTCATTTCTGCAATTCCTCCAGATAGACCTGTAGCCACTGCAACACCAGCAGGTCCAGTTGGAGTTGCTTTTATACCAGCTACTATTTCAGCAGCAAAAGGAAGTATTTCTCCAGTGTAACTAGCTAAATCTTTAAAATCAACTCCTTCATTATTAAATACATTAAATTTATCATCTCCACCTAATTCTTTTGGAATTTTATAAACTATTCTTTTTTGTTGATCAGCAAATTTATCTGAATTTAAAACTACTATTGGTGGTCCTGCGTAATTTAAATCAAAATATTTTTTTCTAGCTTTATCATCTAAAGAAAAAATTAAAGCATCTTCAGCTTGTTTTAATACATTATTATCATTTATTGCTGCAAAAGAAAAAGCTTGTCTAGCATTAGCAGGTGCTCCTTTATTTTCTACACCTTCTAATTTAACTATGTCCTCTCCATCTACAAAATTTTCATATTTTTTAAAATTATTTATTAAATCTGTGTATTTAATATTTTTAGCTTCATCTGGATAAACTTTAGCAATTTTATCTCTTACTTTAAAAAAAGAATCAGCTGCTAAACTAATATCATTTCCTTCTTGAGAATATTTTGTAATAGCTTCTAATCTTTTTCTTACATTATTTGTAACTTTATTAATTACTAAAGAATCATAATTACTATCATAAATTTGTTTAGATTCATCAAAAGTAACAGCATAACCTATATCTTTTTGAAGTGCTTTACGAACATTTAAAATTTTTTCAGTTGTACTATCTTCTTTTGTATCTGTAAAATACATTTGAGTTTCAGCAAAATCGCTTACACCTCTTGGATCAGTTGGTAATGGAATTATAGTATCTTTTGATTTAGGAGCTTTATCTAAAAAAACATTTTCTTTAACAGGCTGTTCGTTAAGTATTTCTTCAGCCATTTTATTTTCTCTTTTGTTTTTCTATAACATCATTTAAATTTGGAGTATTCATAATAGAAGGTTTATTTATAATATCTCCACTACTTGTTCTTGTAACTCCACTATCAGTTGAACCAACTGCTGATTTTCTTAAAATAGGATTATATTTATCAACTCCTCCTAAATCTAAAGAAGCTTTTGCTTCTGCTAAAGCAAATGGAGAAAAAGTATCTCTTTTATCTACATATCTTCCATAGTCTGCGGAGTATCCTAATTTTTTAGCTTCATTAAATAAACTATCCGGAGCATATCCTGAATTTTTTAAAAGATCATCTCTTAATTTAGTAGCTCCTGTTGTTAAAAAATATTCATCAAAAGAAGGTCC